TTATTGTAACCGTAAAATGTTAAAAATCTGCCCTCCACCTTGACGGTAGTTTAAAACTAACTTGAGGGCGTAGCTTTCAGCATACTGCAAGTTATAGATGAGATAGTTCATCAGTCTGTTGTGTAGTGCTGGTTTGCTAATATCTGTTTCACGTTGAATATCTTCAAAGCTCTCTCTAGTTGTGAGGGCTTTTTTGAGTCGTTCATCTGTTAGGTAGAGGATTGAAGCCACTGTATCAGCTTCTTTCTCAATTGGAATCAGCTCTTTCGGGTACTTCTCACTAGCGTTTTTACTCATGAGAGACATATAGATTGGCTGATTTTCTGTTTGATTAAGGTGACAGTGTATGTGACTAAGTTCGTGTAAAATCGTGAAGATAACACGTCCTTTGGTGTTTGTATGTTGATTGATATAGATGATGTAGCGTCCAAGGTCTAGGTCAGGGACAGTCAATCCAGCACAGCTTTCGCAGAGTACCCTATCAGTATAAGTAACGGTTCTATTTGATACCAGCCCTCTGTACTTGATGTCTTTATCTGTGGGATGATAATCAGGTAATTCTGGATAACGTTCTTTCATCTCATCGTAATCAAGAAAGTTAAAGAGAATAGGATAGTTTTGTTCAAAATGTTTAATGACATCTTGATAACTAACGTTCTCTTTCATTTTATCAATTGAGCTTATTATTTGATAAGCCTTATTGTGATAGTCAAAATACTGTTCCCTTGATAGCGGTGTGTATTTCAATAAGTCACCTACTTCCAGTTAGAATCATCTTGAATCAATTGTCTAGCTGTCTTCATTAGACCTTCAAGAGCAGAATTGAACCGCTCTTTTTCAGAAGCTGAAAGTCCTTCTGTTTCCTTACGAAAAAGAACAATAGCTTGCTGAGTTAGATCATCAACTGCAGTATTATCTTGGCCATCGGCAATCTTAGGATTTTCTGTTCTACCGAGAAGGTAGTCAGTGCTGACATTGAAATAATCTGCTATTTTTGAGACACGCTCAACATTTGGTGTAGATTTTTTCATGTTGTATATGGTATTTCTAGGAAAATCCAACTGTTCTTCAAGTTGATTGAGTGAAATACCTTGCTTGTCAGCCAATTCCTTGATCTTTTCAAATGTAAAAAACATTGATTTATCAACCTTTCTAAGGCATGACAAAAAATATTTAATAAATTTACTACAAAACTGTTGACAGGTTTTAATAAATTTACTACAATATCGTTTGTAAGCTAAGTCGTTAGCGAACAAGACAAGTAAAAAATAAAGCCTAAACAACTGATTGGCGTCGGTTTTATGGGTTAAGCCTTAGCTTTTTAGCAGGTCTTTTCTCTATGCTTTGATTTTAATAAATTTATTTATTGTTGTCAAGAAGTTCGCTAACTTTTTAGCAAAAATAATAAAAGGAGGGTAGATGCATGGGAATCGGTTCAATGACAGTGACAGTTAAAGTTACTAACATGGATAAATTTATTGAACTTAGTAAAGAGTTCAATAAAAAAGCTCGCGAGCTAGAAGAACTAGCTCACGAACTGAAGTCATTTGATTTTGAAGGCGAAGTTGTATCAACTGATAGCAACTAGCTCAAATGATTCATCATCTGAAAAAAGATAAACAGGGTATTCTTCTTTAGTTGCAAAATTGAAGAAATCATATCCAAAATTATCTTTTTTGATGTGGGAATTTTTTTCGGAGAGAGAGTCAAGATTGACCTGAGATAGTAGCTTAAAGATTTGCACACGAGCTTGTTCAGCATCGTTAACTCTTTGCAAGGCTCTCAAGTGCTCTTCGCTAGGGAAAGCTGCTATCAAATCAGCTCTGTCATCTATGTAAGTTCTAGTGTCATCAAGATAGCCATATTTTAGATTATAGTCTACAAATGACCGCTGTTCATATTCTTGATAGGTTTCAAAGCTGACAAGGTTACCTTTGTAACGATAGACGAGAACGTCATCTTGTAACTCTTCTTCGAAATTTGTGATGCCAATTAGAAATTTATGGCATGCCTCTATGATACGAATTTGATTCAAATTCATGGCTTGACCTCCTTTCATAAAAGATTTCAAGTCAATTATACCAAACTAGAAAGGAAAAATATGAGTCAACAACAGAAAAAATGGATTCAGCTAGTGAAAGATAAGCTGAATGAAGAGCAAATGACACAGACACATCTAGCCCGTGCTTGTGGAGTCGCAAAAGCGACAATCTCAGAGCTACTAAAATACGGAAAAGGTAGTGTCCGTCTGAAAAATAAAGTCTCAGACATTCTTCACATTGATGAAAGCTGGACGGACTTGGAGGAAGATTGATGCCGATAACAAGAGAAATGACAATCACTGAAATCAATGTTCTCAATGCTATCAAGAATAGCGCTACTTATGATCTTCCGATTCAAGCCAGAGAGCTAAGGCAGCAGCTAGGACTTAGCAAACGATCACTTGAAGCAGTCATTGAGAACCTGAGAGTGATTTACAAGCAACCAATCGTTGCCAAAAAAAAACAGCCTAGCGGATACTATCTTCCAAGAAATGAAGAAGAAAGAAACGACGGCTTAGCCCCATACAAAAGACAGATATTGACTGAGCAAAATAATCTTGCTGCTATTATGTCTGTCAATCTGGAAGAATATTGGGCAACAGAAAAAGCCTGACGGCAATCAGGCTCACAAAATATTATTACAAGAGGATTATATCACAATGAACGAAGTTTGGAAAGATATACCAATTGTTAAAGGATATTATCAAGTTTCCAATCTTGGTCGTGTTCGGTCTATTGGTAGAACAGTCAATGCAAAACAGAGAACAAGAAAAACAAAAGGACGCATCTTAAAACAGAGCTTATCTTCAGGCTATGCAATAGTGACACTTTCAGTCAATGGATTAAGGAAGTCGATAAGAGTTCATAGACTAGTAGCTGAAGCATTTATACCAAATCCAATCAATAAGCGAACGATAAATCATATTGATGAAAATAAACTTAATAATAGAGTAGATAATTTAGAATGGGCGACAGATAAGGAAAATGCTAATCATGGGAATAGAACAACGAAATCATCTTTAGGTCGTTGTAAACCTGTAGAACAATTTACACTTGAAGGGGAATTCATAAACACGTTTGACTCAATAAAATCTGCATCAATGAAAACAGGTATCTCGTCACAAAGAATAACAGCAACAGCAATGGGGCACCAAAAACAGACTCACGGATATAAATGGAGGTACGCATAATGAATGATCTAATGATTCAAATGCTTGACCAGTTCGAAGCTGGTCTAATGGACAGAACGATGAAAGTAATGCACGTTGTGACAGACGAAAAGTATAGATTTCCTTTAGAACTCAACAAGTCTCAATGCGCTTTAATGCTCTTAGGTACTAAAGATACTGGGACATTTGATGAACGCTTTAACTGTCATAAGGATTTTCCGAGGATTCCAAATGCTCGTGAGAAATACCCTCGTGATGAAGTCATTGAATGGTATCACAAGAATTGGCAAAGAACTGTTATCTAAGAAAGAACAAAAGGAACTATATCATGAACAATTTACAAATTATCGCAGTAGGCACACTTATTTCAGTAACCCTGATTGAGTCTCTTATCTCAAATATCAAGCTCAGAAAAGCTCTCAAGAACAAACAGACAGCTGGGACTGTCATTGCTCAATATATCCCACAACGAGGCTTCATTGACTACAAGACTGGAAGACGTGTTGACATTGACCCTGAAACAAAGAAAGAAGTCTTTGTTGACTGAGGAAAGCTATGGATGAATTAAAAGTATTGCCTCACGATATCCAGGCTGAGCAGTCGGTTCTTGGTTCAATTTTTATCAAACCTGAAAAAATGATTGAGGTGGCTGAGTATCTGAAACCAAATGACTTTTACAGGCCAGCTCACAAGATTCTATTTAAGGCCATGGTGAGCCTTGCTGATCGTGGCGAGGCCATCGATATTGTCACAATCAAGTCAACGCTGGAAAGTACGGATGAACTTGGCATGGTTGGCGGTATCAGCTACATCGCTGAGATTGTTAATGCAGTGCCAACCAGCTCACACGCTGAGCATTATGCCAAGATTGTTGCTAAAAAAGCACAGCTACGGTCTATCATTGACAACTTGTCTGACTCAATTGGCAATGCCTATGATGAGGACATGGATATTGATGAGATTATCGCAAAAGCTGAGCGATCACTTATCGAAGTTAGTCAAGCCAGTAACAAGAGTAGTTTCAGACCTATCCATGATGTCCTTTTGGAAAATCATTCAAAGATTGAGGAACGCTCAAACAATACCAGTCAAATCACTGGTATTGAAACAGGATTTTATGACTTTGACAAGCTGATAACAGGCTTGCATGAAGACCAGCTAATTGTCTTAGCGGCACGGCCAGCGATGGGGAAGACAGCCCTAGCTCTTAACATAGCTCAGAATGTGGCAACTAAGTCCAATAAGGCTGTGGCCGTCTTCTCGCTTGAAATGGGGGCTGAAAGCCTTGTTGAGCGGATGTTGTCAGCTGAAGGAACAATCATCAACCATCATATTAGAACAGGAAATTTGACGGTTAATGAGTGGCAACGTCTTATCTATGCACAGGGTCAGCTTGCTGAAGCTCCAATCTTTATAGATGACACAGCTGGAGTCAAGATTACTGACATCAGAGCAAGAGCTAGGAGGCTATCTCAAGAGACTGACGGACTTGGATTGATAGTCATTGACTATCTTCAACTCATTCAAGGGTCACGGTCTGACAACCGACAGCAAGAGGTATCTGAGATTTCTAGGCAGTTAAAGATTATTGCCAAGGAATTAAAAGTGCCAGTCATTGCACTATCACAGCTTAGCCGTGGGGTTGAGCAAAGAAACGACAAAAGGCCTATCATGTCCGACTTAAGGGAATCAGGCAGCATTGAGCAAGACGCTGATATTGTCGCCTTCCTCTATCGTGATGCTTATTACCAAGACAAAAAAGAAGGTCAGCCAGAAAACGACATCACTGAGCTGATCATCAGAAAGAACAGACACGGAAACCTTGGCACAGTCAAGCTGTATTTCCACAAGGAATATACCAAGTTTTCTAGCGTTGAGGAGGAATGAAATGAAAAAATTTGACCACTATTTCAGCAACCATATTGCTGTAAAAAACGAATCTGATACAGTCACCATTGTTGACTATTACAATCCAGAAAAGGGCTATGAGTATAACTTACGTTACATTTTCGATAGAAAAAATTCATCCCTTGCTATCACAGGAGACTTTGGGGAATTAGTTGCACGAAATTTCTACAATATGGGTGAATGGGACACATTCTACAATCACTATACTGGTCATCTGGGGTATTTTCTTGAAAAGTTACTATGTTCAAGTAGGCCAGTTCATTACTATGATACTGACAAGGCTAAAAGAGAAATTCTCAATGAATTCTTTGATGGTGCTGATTATGATGATTTAGATTTTGATGATGAATTCCTACTTGATCAATTATTTGACAATTTTGACGAAGATAAAGGATTTACTTATATTCTTCCAGAGGCTTTTGAACGTTTTAGCGAAGATATGGAAGAATATGAGGTCTATGAATTTCTATCAAGGGCTGGCCGATACGTCAATGATGTCTTTGAACTTTACTTAGACGCTTATAAGAGAGCTTATGAGTATCTAACAAAGGAGGTTGATGATGGCACAACGCAGAATGTTTAGTAGAAAAATCACTGAGACTGACCGTTTTTTGGAAATGCCACTATCATCCCAAGCTCTCTATTTCCATTTGAACATGGGAGCTGATGATGAGGGCTTTATAGATAAGGCAAAGACGATTCAGAGAACTATTGGCGCTAGTGATGATGATATGAAATTACTGATTGCAAAAGGGTTCTTGATTCCCTTTGATAGTGGTGTAGTCGTTATCCGTCATTGGCGGATTCACAACTATATCCAGTCTGACCGCTTTCAATCAACCTTATACCAGTCAGAAAAGGCTCAGCTAGAGTATGACAAGTCAAAAACAGCTAGTCTTAAACCTATTGGAAATTGTATACAAAATGTATCCAAAATGGAGACACAGGTTAGGTTAAGTAAGGGTAGCTTAGATAAGAATAGCTTAACTACCTATCCTACAGTTTCAGACAATGAGGAAGAAGATATTCCATACAAGGAAATTATTTCTTACTTGAATGAAAAAGCTAATAGAAATTACAGACCTAACATTCAGAAAAACAAAACTCTTATCAAGGCTAGATGGTCAGAAGGATTCAGGTTAGATGATTTCAAACATGTGATTGATACCACGGTCAAGGATTGGTCAGGCACTAAGTATGAAAAGTATCTCAGACCTGAAACGCTCTTTGGTTCTAAGTTTGAAGGCTATTTGAATCAAGCACCACGAATCAAGACGGAAACAATTGACGGAAGGTTGGGCTTTTAGATGAATCCTTTTAAGAATTTTGAAACTAGGCAAGTCTTGGAAGAAACCTGCGAGGTTCACGGTTGCCAGCTCTGGCTGACTAAAGTACCGATTAAGGGACGGCTTGAAGAACTCAAGCAGTGTCCAGAGTGTACCAAGGCCGCTATCAACATCTTTGAAAATAAGTTGAACAGTCAGAGCAAAATCAACAGCAAGCTTGCTGATACATATGCTGTCTTTGAAAGAGATAGCTTGGTATCAGATAAGCTGAGGGCTAAGAGTCTTGAGAACTATGAAATCAAGGATGAAATTGACCAGCATGCTATCAATTATGCCAAGCGTATGGAACAGTTCTACCGACAGGATAGAACAGGCAATGCCATTATTACTGGCCCTTCTGGTGTTGGCAAAAGTCATCTGACTTACGGCTTGGCCAAGTTCATGAACGAACAATTCAAAGCCTACGAATCACCAAAATCAGTTCTTTTTATCTCACTGGTGAGCCTTTTTACCAAAATAAAAGAAAGCTTCAAGGTTGACAATGGGTACAGACAGGCTGACATGATTGAGCTGCTAACTAGGGTGGACTACCTCTTTCTGGACGATTTGGGCAAGGAGAGTCGCAAAGGCGACAGCCAGAACAATGAGTGGACACATCAGATTCTCTATGAGATTTTGGACAATCGGAGCAACACAATCATCAACACTAACCTGAGTAGTAAGGAGATTAAGGCCTTGTATGCTGACAATTATGGCAACGGTGCTTTGTCTAGTCGGATTCTTGAGGGTGTGACTGGAAATAGCTTTGCTTATCCGAAGGATATGGAAGATAGGAGGTATTGATGAAATTTTTAGACCTCTTTGCTGGCATTGGTGGTTTTCGCCTTGGAATGGAGCAAGCTGGGCATGAGTGCATAGGATTCTGTGAAATAAATAAATTTGCTAGAGCTAGCTACAAAGTAATACATGATACTGAAGGAGAAATTGAACTACATGACATCACAAGAGTTTCAGATGAGTTTATTCGAGGAATCGGAAGTGTGGACGTTATCTGTGGCGGATTTCCGTGCCAGGCTTTCTCAATTGCTGGAAATAGACGAGGTTTTGAAGATACACGAGGAACTTTGTTCTTTGAAATTGCTAGGTTCGCATCTATTCTCAGACCTAAGTATCTATTCCTTGAGAACGTTAAAGGACTCCTCAACCACGAAGGGGGGGCTACATTCGAGACCATCATCAGAACCTTGGATGAATTGGGGTACAACGTGGAATGGCAAATCTTTAACAGCAAGAATTTTGGAGTCCCCCAGAATAGGGAACGAGTGTTTATTATCGGACATCTTAGAGGAGAAGGTACCAGACCAATTTTTCCTTTCGAATCAAGCATCACAGAAAATTATCCTATCCACACCAGAAAAATAGGAAATGTTAATCCATCTGGTAATGGAATGAATGGGGAAGTGTATGATTCGGAAGGTTTATCTCCAACTCTAACAACAAATAAGGGAGAAGGAGTTAAAATCGCTGTAAATGTTGTAGGCAGATTACCTGGGAAATTTGAAATGCCAAATAGAGTCTACGATCCAGATGGCCTAGCACCGACTATCAGAACTATGCAAGGTGGAGGGTTAGAGCCAAAAATAATTCAGCGAGGCAGAGGCTATAATCAGGGAGGAGAATATGAAATTTCTCCAACTGTCACATGCAACAGTTGGCAAGAAAACAATCTTTTAAAGATAAAAGAAGCCACTAAAAAAGGCTATTCAGAGGCAGAGGCTGGCGATTCAGTAAACTTATCTCACCCAAATTCTGAGACAAGACGTGGACGAGTTGGTAAAGGTATTGCCAATACTCTCTTGACTGGAGAAGAACAAGGTGTGGTTGTTTATGACTTGTACAACAGAAGAAAGAAAGATATTGTTGGCACTTTAACAGCTAGCGGTCATAACGGTAATACTACTACGGGTACTTTTGGTATCTCTAACGGATTTAGAATCAGAAAGCTTACACCTCGTGAGTGTTGGAGGCTACAAGGCTTCCCTGACTGGGCTTTTGACAAGGCGAGTCAGGTCAATAGCAACAGTCAATTATATAAACAAGCTGGTAATAGCGTAACAGTAAACGTCATTGCTGCAATTGCAAGGAGATTGCTATGACCTATGAAGCTACATTCATGCTATATGGTTACAAAGCTGTTCCAATTGGCCAGTTTGAATCTAAGGAGTTGGCTGCCCAAGCAATTATTGACCATATCATTGAGAACTCTGGCATACATAGACCAAGGGTAGTTGCAACAATGAAAATACGGAGCAAGGAAATCAGAATTGATTATGGTTCTAAAACTTGCTACTACTTGATTACTTTAATTAAAAAAAAACGGAGGAAAAACAAAATGAGCAATAGTATTGACTATAAGCAGGGCTATCGTGATGCTATACAGTTTGCCATCTCAGAAATCAATGAAAGTGCAGACAATTTTCTTATCGATGAAAAAGAGGCTGATAGAATCAACGAAAATCTAAAAACAATATTAAGAAAGGTTTATCAAAATGACTAAAACAATGACACTTGAAGAGAAGGTTGAACAGTGGTTTATTGACCGTAACTTACACGAGGCAAATCCTGTCAAGCAGTTTCAGAAGCTGATTGAGGAAACTGGGGAGCTTTACTCTGGTATTGCAAAGGGTAAGAGTGAAATCATCCGTGATTCACTTGGGGACATGCAAGTTGTCCTGATTGGCATTGAACAACAAATCAAGAACGGTGCTCAGATTGAAGCAAGTCCACAAGATATGGAGCTGTTGCTACTTGCTTCAAGTTTGGGGGAGATGGCTCAGAAACTCTACAAGCATATCTTCCACAACGAAACAAAAACACCGCTTATCCGTCCAGAACTTAGCTTGCTTCACTCTAATATTCATTCCATTGCAATCCACAATCTGACAACGGCTGATGATTGCTTGGCTATTGCCTATGAAGAAATCAAGGACAGAAAAGGCAAGTTAATCAATGGAATTTGGGTTAAAGAGGAGGATTTGTAATGAAAAACCTGAATTGGGAAGAATTCTTCAACAATCTCAAGGCTTTTGCTAGTGCCATCATCATCACTGTATTTGTTTTTGGATTCAACTATCTGTTTTATGATATTGGCTACCAGAAAGGCCATCAGGAAGCTGACAGGGTGATTATCTATGTGGCTGACAATGCTGGCGCTGAAATGTTTGGCAAAATCACTGATAAAGAAATCATTGAAGGCCGTCACACAGTTACAGCTGGCGCTTATGGCAAGTTCTTGGTTACTGAGGAACAATACAATGAAATTACTGTTGGTGATGACATTCCTGACTATTTGAAAGGACGTGGAAACTAATGACAAAATGTGATTTTATGACAAAACGGCTCAATATTCTAAATGATGAAGATGAGGAAATGAAGAAACTCATTGAACAAGGCTACACAAAGATAGAAAGTGAGCTAGGTAAGATAACTGGATTCAGAATCTTGCATGACAATGTAAACTATCCTAGCCATTATCAAGGGAAATACGGTTTAGAGTCAATTGATGTTCTCAGGAACTTTATGACCCCTGAAATGCTCAAAGGATTTTATCTAGGAAATGCCCTAAAGTACCAACTACGGTACCGAAAGAAAAACGGCCTTGAAGACCTCAAAAAAGCAAGAAAGAACCTTGACTGGTTGATTGAAGAAATGGAGAAAGAGAAATGAAAAAATCAATAGGAATCCTTGAATTTAAAGAATTTGATGCTTTTGTTGGTGGAAAGGTTATGCCTGTCTATCTTCATAGTGCTAACCCAAACGTGCCAACGACTAATAAAAATGAGGCTATGAGGGTTACCAAAAAGAGATACAGAAAAGAGTTCTCTGACAAGTACATTTTCAGAAAGGTTGGTGAGGTTGATGATCAATAATGTTGTACTTATTGGCCGCTTGACAAGAGATGTTGAGCTACGTTACACGCCGTCAAACATCGCAAACGCTACTTTTAACCTAGCAGTCAATCGAAATTTCAAGAATGCTGCTGGTGATCGTGAAGCTGATTTCATCAACTGTGTGATGTGGCGACAACAAGCTGAAAACTTGGCCAATTGGACGAAAAAAGGAATGCTGATTGGTATTACTGGACGAATCCAGACAAGAAGCTACGAAAATCAGCAAGGTCAGCGTATCTATGTGACTGAGGTTGTTGCTGACAGCTTCCAGATTCTTGAAAAGCGTGATAATTCAACGAACCAGGCAAGCATGGATGACCAATTGCCACCATCATTTGGAAATAGTCAGCCTATGGATATTTCAGATGATGATCTACCGTTTTAGGAGGTGCTTATGAACGAATATAAGAAACCCACCTACATCGTCATTCAAGAGGCAATGGCTGAGCGTATTAGATTTCTTGAAGATGAATTATATAACAGAGCATACAAAGACATTGAACGGCTAGAAGTTGAGAATGACCGTCTGAAGGTTAGATGCCTTGATTTGCAGTTGGAAAATGCTGACTATGTCTGGGATGACATGTGTCGCTCTGCTATTGCTCGTGCAAAATCAGAAAATCGAAGACCACACAGAAGATGGAGGGGAAGATGAAGTTAAGGCTTGAAGAACTAAGAAACAAACTTGGCCTCAGTCGCAGAGATGTGCATGAAGCCACTGGCATTTCTATGAACACGCTGCTACATTATGAAAAAGGCGGTACACCATCTATTGGTCAGGTTGAAAATATCGCTAAGGCTTACAATATCAACCCAGCCTGGTTGCTTGGTTGGATTGATGAAGGCCAGCAACCACAACCACTTGAAACCGTTGTTGAAAAGATTATCTATGTGGAAAAGGAAGGCTGTAGATTACCGCCATATTGGAACAATGATAATAATGGCAGAATCATCAAGTGGAAAGAATCAAGAAGAGCATTCCAAAGGAGAACAATTTGACAAAGAAAACAGCAAGTAAGACAAGACGTGATTTCCTTGAGTTTGAGCTTGAGGCTAAGTATCTAAAAATTGATAAACTTATTGGGCAGCGCCGTCATGAACTGGAAAGAATCTATGCAGTCAAAAACCTGACAATGCCAGGAATCGATGATTCAGGAGCTAGTCGCAGTGGAACTTCAACTAATACTTCTGAAAATCTAGCTGTTGCTTATGCCAGTGACCCAATGATTCTGAAACTGGAAGAGTTCCAAAATGCGATATCAGAATTACTAGAGGTACTTGAACCCGATGATAAGAAAATTTTCCATCTGAGGTGGGGAGAACATACTGGATATGATTGGATTCAAGTTTGGCACATCATGGAAAATGGCGAGACAGGTTATCTTTACAGACATAGCAAGCAGATTTATAGAAGACGTGAAGTCATCCTTGATACACTTGCAAAATTATTGTTCATGTAACTTGTCAAAAAAACATATAGAATTGACAGAAACAATCTGATAGATTGATAGTGTCGCTAAGCACCGAGAAATCCTTGGTGCTTTATTTTTTTGAGAAAGGAGCAAAGCGATGAATATTGTTGAACCGCTACGAGACAAAGACGATATACAAGCCATGAAGGACTATCTATCATCTTGGAATGAAAAGTATTACATGCTATTTCTTTTGGGCATCAATACAGGTTTCCGTGTTGGAGATATTCTCAAGCTAAAGGTCAAAGATGTCCAAGGCTGGCACATCAAGGTTAGGGAACAAAAGACTGGTAAGTATAAAAGTATTAAGATGACAAGGCCACTCAAAAACGAATTGAGGGAATTTGTCAAAGACAAGGAACTTCATGAGTATCTATTTCAGAGTCGTGTCGGAAAGAACAAGGCGCTCAGTTATAAGACGGTTTACTGGTTTCTTAAAAGAGCTGCTGAAGACCTCGGCATTGACAATGTTGGAACTCATACAATGCGAAAAACCTTTGGCTATCATTACTACAAGAAGTACAAGAACGTTGCTGACTTGATGTCACTATTCAATCATTCAAGCCCAGCAGTTACACTAATCTACATTTGTGTAAGGCAAGATGAGCTTGATACTAAGATGAGTAATTTTAGCCTCTAATATTTTTTTGATTTTTTCAACTATCCATAACGAGGAAGTTTCTAGTCTATATTTTGAAGTGAGCTTAAAGCCTTGTCCTAATTAGTTTTCTAGTGTGAAACAAAATTGGATAAAATATAAGATATAGATAGTTCAGCATGGTTATTTTACATAATTTCAGCCATAGAAAAATAATCTTGTCAAAAAAATGGGTATTATTGACAAAAACAATCTGATATATTTGTAACATGAGAAAAATCCAGAGAGCAAGCTTAGGCATGTTCTTTTTTTTGTTGGGGGTGACGATGCCATGAAAGATGAAAATGCATTTGATGGAATTAGGCTTGAAGCTGGTAGCACTTTAGAAATCTATCTCACGAAGAACGACTTAGAACATATTGCAAATGGATATGAGGTGACTTTAGATATTAAGCCTAACGAGACTGTAAATAAAATCGTAATAAAGCCAAGTTTTGTAAATAATATTCTAAATCCGTTAATCAACTATGACAAAAGAATAGTGAGTGAAGCAGATTTAAAGTTTAGAGACATTTCAAGAGAGGTTGCAAGAGATAGTTTTGCATTGGGGTCAATGTAGTGGGCTATAGAAACCCTAAACACTCTGACTGGTTCAGAGCTTGGCAGATTAAATTCTACAACTCGAAACCTTGGAGAACTCTGAGAAATAAAATCAGAAAAGCTAAGCGTATGCGTTGTGACATGTGCGGACGTTTGATTCACGGTAAGAGTATTGTTGACCACATCATAGAGATTGACGAAACTAATTATCAAGATGAATCTATCACTCTCAACGAAGAGAACTGTCAGTTACTTTGTCTTGAATGTCACAACACAAAAACTTTTCAAAGTAAAATAAATTTAAATTTAGATAATCGGAATATAAATTTATTTTTGATTTTTTTATTTTTGAATTTTTGTGGACTCCCCCCATTTTGAATTTTGACAGCGCCAAAATAATAACGGTGTCAATCCTCTTGTGTACCTCTCCCCCAAAATTGACGAAAATTGATACAAGAAAGGAGCATGATTTTGAAAATCAATGAAGTTTTAGAAAAGCTAGGAATAAGTCGTGCTACCCTTACAAGGTATCGAAAAAAGCTGGGCATATTTGAAGAAACTAGGTCAAATATCACCAAAAGTCAGTTCAAAGAGTTGGAAAAGCTTGCCAATCAACGGCAAAAGTACACAAGGCAGGAACGTGTTGAGCTATCTCGTAAGACTTTCAAGCTGATTCCAAAAGAAAAAATGCTTGAAATCAGTGATAATGATTCAGTTGGGTTGAAAAATCTCAAAACTCAATACAATCACAATCAAAAAGTGATTGAAAACTTCCAGCTTGAAATCAATAAGGTCATCAATGACGGTGAGCTACCTGATAAGTACCTACTTGATGGAATGGAAAAGTATCAAAAGCTTAACATGCAGATCATGTCAACGATTGAAAAGCAAAGTCCACAGGGTGACAGGCTCAAAGAAATGATTCAGGAGAAGTTAGCACGTTATGGTTGAGATGAGATATTTTGATAAGTATGCTCAGCTCATCTATACTGGTAAGATTCGTATTTGTAAGCTCACAATGAAATCAATTAGACGTGTTGAGCGATACAAAGAGCAATACCTCTTCAAACAGGAGGAAGCTGACAAACGGATTGAGTTCATTGAGGAAGAGTGCAGCAATACTAAAGGCCTTGCTGGTAAGTTACGCTTAGCATTACCACAAAAGGTTTGGTTAGAAACAACGTGGGGCTTTTATCACACGGTTGAGGTTACTAAGACCAATCCTGATACCTTGGAAGAATACACAGATTATGAAGAAAGGCGTCTCATTCATGAGGTGCCTATTATTGTGCCTCGTGGCACAGGTAAGACTACTCTTGGTTCTGCTATTGCTGAGGTTGGTCAAATCATTGACGGTGAGTGGGGTGCTGATATTCAGCTTCTTGCTTACAGTCGTGAACAGGCTGGCTATTTGTTCAATGCCTCAAGGGCGATGTTGTCGAATGAAGAAAGCTTGCTGCACTATATGCGTGAGGCTGACATCCTACGGTCAACCAAGCAAGGTATCTTGTATGAAACAACTAACAGTCTTATGTCTATCAAGACTTCTGACTATGAAAGCCTTGACGGTACTAATGCTCACTACAATATCTTTGATGAGGTGCACACTTATGATGATGACTTCATCAAGGTTGTGAATGATGGTTCCAGCCGTAAGCGTAAGAATTGGATAACCTGGTACATTTCCACAAATGGAACGAAGCGTGACAAGCTCTTTGATAAGTATTACAACATCTGGGTAGATATCCTTGATGACAAGATTATCAATGATTCTGTCATGCCTTGGATTTATCAGTTGGACGATGTGTCAGAGATTCATGACCCTGATATGTGGCAGAAAGCTATGCCATTACTTGGTATCACGACAGAGAAAGAAACCATCGCTCGTGATATTGAGATGAGCAAGAATGATCCAGCACAACAAGCTGAGCTGATGGCTAAGACTTTCAATCTTCCTGTCAACAACTATCTTGCTTACTTCAGCAATGAAGAGTGTAAAGGTTGGTCAGATAAGTTTGATGAGAGTTTGTTTGTCGGAGATGATGAACGGAACGCCCGTTGTGTGATTGGGATTGACTTGTCAGATGTCAATGACATCTGCTCTATCTCTTTTATGGTTGTGCGTGGGGAAGAACGGCACTATCTAAACAAGAAATTCATGCCACGGCATACCATTGAGACATTGCCAAAGGAACTGCGTGATAAGTACACTGAGTGGGAATTAAGTGGCATGCTGCATGTGCATGAATTGGACTACAATGACCAAGCCTATATATTTGAAGAGTTACGGCAGTTTATGAGTGACAACAGAATTTTGCCTGTGGCAGTCGGTTATGACCGCTACAATGCAAGGGAACTTATTCGCTTGTTTAACGACTACTACGGGGATATTTGTCACGATATTCCCCAGACGGTCAAATCGTTATCAAATCCGCTCAAGGTTTACAAGGAGAAGGCTAAGATGGGCAAAATCATCTTTGATGATCCTGTGGCGACATGGAATCATGCCAACGTCCGTGTCAAAATTGATGCCAATAACAATATTTTTCCAAACAAGGAAAAGGCAAAAGAAAAGATTGATGTCTTTGCTAGTCAGCTAGATGCCTTTATCTGTTATGAAAATTTCAAGGAAGACTTGAGCTACTACTTTGATTGAGGTGAAGAATGAACAACTATTTGAAAAATTTGAAGGAGGTTTTTGCTAGGATTTTCCGTCCAAACAATCGGAAATCTACAAGAACCTATCTTCAAAGAAGTATCTCCTACTGGCGTAGGAACTCCATCTATTTGGATAACATCTACAATAAGATTTCAACTGACACAGCTCAGTTAAGGTTTAAGCATGTCAAGATTACTCGTAACCCAGGCGGTGTCGATTCGATGGTTTGGTATGAGCATAGTGATTTGGCTGAGGTGCTAACAGTTTCACCAAATCCACTAGAAGTGCCTGTTGTCTTTTGGTCAAATGTAACTAGGGCTATGCTGCGTGACGGTGTGGCGGTTGTTGTACCACGTTGGAAGAATGGCCGACTGGTTGAAATATGGCTTGCTAAGAAGACAGTGACTTGGACAGCAGAGAGCGTGGAGCTTATGCTTGATGATGTTGCTGTTGAGCTTCCTCTTACTGATGTGTGGGTATTTGAAAATCCTAAGTTGAATGTCACGGCTCAACTCAATCAGATTACTGAGCTTATTGACATTAACTTGAATGCTTTGACAGAAAAGCTTAGCGATGGCAATTCTAGCTTGAGAGGTTTCTTAAAGCTACCAACTAAGGCAGCTGATGAACATTTGAAGCAACAAGCCAGGGACCGTGTTGATAGTATGCTTGACTTGGCCAAGAACGGTGGCATTGCTTATCTTGAGCAAGGCGAAGAATTCCAGGAACTTAGCAAAGACTATTCTACTGCTTCTAAGGAAGAATTAGAGTTCTTGAAATCACAGCTTTATAATGCTCATGGTATCAATGAGAAATTATTTACCTGTGACTATACTGAGGAACAATATAGAGCCTACTATTCTAGCGTCATGAAGTTATATCAGCGTGTCTATTCTGAGGAGATTAACAGAAAATACTTCACGAAGACAGCACGGACTCAGGGCAATAAGTTACTGGTCTTCTTTGATATGGCTGACATGATTTCATTTAAGGATTTGGTTGAAGGTGGCTTCAAGTCCAAATATGCTGGATTGATGAACTCAAATGAGTTCCGTGAAACCTATCTTGGTTTACCTGGCTATGAGGGCGGTGAAGTATTTGAAACCAACCTGAATGCTGTTCGTATCGGTGCAGAAGAATCTGAGTAGAATCTAAAGGGTGGGTGGTTGGCATATCTTTCACGAAAGGAGGTAAGCAATGGAAAAACTAAAAACCTTTGTTGTGAAGTCGGTTGAGGATGAATCAGCTGACTTTCATTTTGAGGCTTACGCTTCAACCTATGACAATACAGACAGAGAAGGCGATGTGATGGCCAAGGGGTGTTTTGATAACACTCTGAAATCTAAGGCTGTTGTCCCTATGTGTCTTAATCATGACCGTAACTGTGTTATTGGTAAGCATGAATTGTCTGTGGATGAAAAAGGCTTGCGAACACGTTCAACGTTTAATCTTAGTGATCCAGAGGCTAAGAAAACTTATGACCTCATGAAAATGGGGGCATTGGATAGCCTGAGTATTGGGTTCTTTATTAAAGATTATGAGCCTATTGACGCTAAGCAACCTTATGGCGGATGGATTTTCAAGGAAGTTGAAATCTTTGAAATTTCTGTTGTGACCGTGCCAGCTAACCCTCAAGCAACTGTTGACAATATTAAGGAATTTGATATGTCGGCGGTTGATAAGCGAATCGCTCAGGCGAACATGAGGCAAGAAATCATGAGTAAACTTGCAAAAATTTAAAGGAGACATGATGAAAAAATCACTCATTGAGCTTTTGGAAGCTCGTCAAAAAGCAACTGATGAACTGGCTGAGGTAAAGCTTAAAAAAGCCACTATTGAAGCAAAGATGAAATCTTCAACCATTGAAGACGATGACTTGGAACAGTTAAAAACTGATGCAGAAAGTTTGGTTTCTCAAGCAACAGCTATTAAGGAAACAATTGCTGGGCTGGATTCTGACATTGAAGAAACTGAAGAAGAACTCAGCAAAGCTGCTAAAATCATTAAAGAAAAACAGAAAGGTAATACACCTATGGATTATTTGAAAACCAAAGCCGCTGCTCTTGACTTTGTCCGTATTCTGATGGACAACGAAGGTAGCGCAAACAGTGCCCGTAAAGCGTGGGAAGCTAACCTTGTTGAAAAAGGAGTGACTAACCTCACTAAGATTCTTCCAGAACCTGTTCTTATCGCTATTCAAGATGCCTTTACTAACTATAATGGGATCTTGAACCACGTTTCAAAAGATCCACGTTATGCGGTGCGTGTTGCTCTTCAAACTCAAGTATCTCAAGCTAAAGGACACAAAGCTGGTAAGACTAAGAAAGATGAAGACTTCACATTCTTGGATTTCACTATCAACTCTGCGACAGTTTATATCAAATATGCCTTTGAATATTCTGACTTGAAGAAAGATACAACAGGCGCTTACTTCAACTATGTGATGAAAGAACTTGCTCAAGGCTTCATCCGAACTATTGAACGTGCTGTTGTCATTGGTGATGGAAAATCTAACAGTGCTGAAGACAAAATCACTGAAATCAAATCAATTGCTGAAGAAACTGAAGCGAATCTCTTTGAAACACAAGAAATCAATGTTGCTGGTGTATTTGACAATGCTGTTCTTGAAACGCTGGTTGCTGGTATTGATAAGATGGTTCCAAATACTACTCCAATTCTTGTCACTTCAAAAGCCATTGCTCGTAAATTGAAATTGGTCAAAGATGCAGAAGGTCGCTACATCGATCCTCAACCATTTGCTCCAATTGCAACCAACGGAAATGTTATTGCTGGTTTTCAAGTTTACATCTATGACTGGATGGACGGTGCAACTAACCCAATCATTGCATTTGCTGACCAAGCTTATAAGATGATTGGTGATGAGGCTGCCGCTGACCGCTTTGATGATTATGATGTAACAGTCAACCGCCGTCATATTGAGCTTGCTAGTGTTATGGGTGGTCGTTTGGCTCAGTACAAATCAGCGGTTAAGTTTACAAACCCAGCAGGTTAAATATAGAAAGGGGAGTCTGAATGACAATCCTTAAAACAATCAAAGAAATGGTAGAAGTTGACGTTGAAGAGGATATCTTTGACGTCCAACTTTTACGATATATCAACAGTGGGATTTCATATTTACAAAGAAATGCTATTCCTGTTATCCGTATCGATAAAGAAACGGAGTTAGAGGGATGGACAGACATTAAGGAAGAAGATAGGGAGACAGTGCTTGACTGGTTACATCTGAGATGCGTTCAACGTTTTGACAAATCTTTGATGACAGGCAGTGCTGCTACTATGGAATGGATTGACGGAGAGATGACAAATCTTTTGTATCAACTCAAGGCAATCTATGAAGTGAAGACATGAAATCTTCAAGAGTAGCTATCATTCTTTGCTATGATGAGCGTGTTGAGGTTGAAAAAGGTGTCTGGGAGAAAAAGACCGTAGAAAAGAAAGTCAAAGCTGAGAAAGAGAAAATCTATCAGCGAAGGCTTGATAAAGCTATGGCAGACGGTCAAGTTCTGACTGCTAGGTTTAGTGTTCGTTCCAACTATGTGACTGACACTCTTGACTATGTCAAATATAATGGCAAAGAGTACAAGGTTAACATTGGGACAGAATCAGATGATGGTCATTACACTATCATCGAACTTGGAGAACTGAAATAATGGCCAAGAAATTTTTCACTAGACAAGATATTCAATCTATCCTTGAAACAAACCCTTTGAAGGCTAAGGTCTTCTACATGGAACGTGAGGAGAAATCTTCTCCTGACAATGTCATCTTGTATTATCGGTTAACACCAGGCAGTAGCATTACTGCTGATGATAGAGTGCACATGAGAAAAGTGACTTTGCAAGTTAGTCACTACCACAAGAAGAAACTAGACAACATTGAAAATTTGATGCTGTCTAATTTTATGTGTGAGCCAAATCAATTGAATCTAAAACAACCTGACACTGACTATCTACTGACAACTTACAGACTTGAGGTGTTTACAAATGGGCGGTGGTAGCGTGAAGATGACACCGCTAAAGGTGGATATCAAGAATCAAGTTTTAGAGAACATTAAGAAGGCTGCCCAAAGTACAGAAAATGACATTAGAACTGGAAGCCCTAGACGAAACGGTGTTTACGAAAAAGGTTGGACACACGACATCATAGATGACGCCGCTGTTGTTCATAATAATGGCAAAGAAAAATCTCTATCCCACCTATTAGAGAATGGTCATGCCACTAAAAACGGTGGCTTTGTTGCCCCTAGAGAGCATATCAGACCAGCCTACCTCAAGAATAAGGAGAAATTCCTTAATGATATGAAATCCATTAAAATCACACCTAAATAAGAAAGGAGTCTTACATGACTTATCAATACGATACAAGGGAAGTCACTCACGGTAATGCGAATGGTTTTTATGCCAAAATTGCTAAAACTGATGCTGGTGCCTTAGACTTGCAGAAACCTTATCCCTTTACAGGGCTACGAAGCACATCCTTTGAAACTTCTCAGGAATCAAATGCCTACTATGCAGACAATGTGGAACATGTTCGTTTGCAAGGTAAAAAATCCACAGAAGGGTCTATTACAACCTATCAGATTCCTAAACAGTTTATGATTGATCACTTAGGTAAAAAGCTTACGAACTCTACACCACCAGCTTTGATTGATACTGGTGTCAATACTAACTTCATTTGGGGTTATGCTGAAACTGTTACAGATGAGTTTGGAGCTGAGATTGAAGAGTTCCACATTTGGACGAACGTTAAGGCATCTGCACCTAAAGGCAGCACATCAACTGATGAAACATCAGCGACACCAAAAGAAATTGAAATCCCTTGTACTGCCTCTCCAAATAACTTCATTGTGGATTCTGAAAAGAAACCTGTATCAGAAATTGTATGGCGTGATGACAGCAAAGGAACCGTCCGTGGGAAGTTTGACAAGTTGTTTGCTGACAAGTCACCAGGCAAGCTGATTGATTTCATCAATGAAGCGCTTGGAACAACCACTACACCTACCACAACTGTTAGCGGAGGCTCTTAATGATTAAAAAAGAACTATCATTCACAGCGTTTGATAGTTACGGTGAAGAAAGAGAGCACACTGAAACAGTGCGCTTTCTTTACTCTTTACCAGCTATCAAGATGTATGAACAGCGAACTGGTCGTAACTTCTTTGATGACAACCAAAAAGCACTTACAGCATATACACAACTTGCTCTTGCAACTGGTGTAAACTGTAACCTATCTGATTTAACTGATGAAGAGAAAATCAAGATGATGCCTCTACTTATGGAACCTGATTTCATGAACTTCTTGACTGAAGTCATTCCTTGCCTTTATGGTGAGGTTGAAAATGGACGTTTAGTACAAAATGAGCTTACCGCTGAAACAGCTTCATTAGCTCCTTGGTTTGGTGATTTGATTGATATTGGTTTCTTCTCAGACCTCTTCTATGAATTTAACCGAAGCAGAGCAAAGGTGCCGCAAGATAAAAAAAAGCCTCTTCAGAAGTTGTAACTTCCGAAAAGGTTTATAAGGTTATCTTTGAAAATCGGATGGATGTTTTTTGGGCAGAATCCCAACACTTTAACTATTTGATGGGAACGCTTCACCAAATGAGCATCAATCAGGAAGAAAAGAAAACCTTATCCAACGCTGATTTACTTAGCGTGATGTCAGATTAAAAAGAAAGGAGGAAATCTATGACTGAAACGTTTGAAGGCTTATACGTCAAATTTGGTGCTAATACTGTTGAATTTGATAGGTCTGTAAAAGGTATCAACACTGCCTTATCTAGTTTGAAAAAAGACTTCAATAACATCAACAGACAATTGAAGATGGATCCAGACAATGTTGACTTGTTGAATCGTAAGTTGGTTAACTTGCAAGAACAGGCTCGTGTTGGTGCTATAAAAATTGCTGAACTCAAAAAGCAACAGAAGGCACTGGGAGAATCTGAAGTTGGGTCAGCACAGTGGAATAAGCTTCAACTTGAAATTGCTAAGGTTGAATCACAGATGAAGATTGTTGATAAGGCAATGGAGTCAACAAAGAAACACATTGAAGATGTAGGAGACCCAAAGTCTATTCTGAATCTTAACAAAGAACTTGATAATGTTGCTAAAGAGCTTGATATTGTCAATCAAAAGCTTGAGCTAGACCCTGACAATGTCGAACTAGCAGAGCAAAAAATGAAACTACTTGGCAAACAGTCGGAATTGGCTGGGGATAAAGTCCAAGAATTAAAGAAAAAACAAGCTGCCCTTGGCGATGAGAAAATAGGTACAGAAGAATGGCGTCAACTTCAAAATGAAATCGGTCAAGCTGAAGTTGAAGTTCTAAAGATTGACCGTGCAATGGACATTCTTGGTGAGTCAAGCCGTTCTGCAACTGGAGACATCAAAGAGGCAACCAGCTATTTAAGAGCTGATGTCATGATGGATGTTGCAGATAAGGCTGGTCAGATTGGCCAGAAAATGGTTGACGCTGGGAAAATGACAGTAGATGCTTGGTCTGAGATAGATGAGGCTCTGGACACCGTCACAACCAAAACTGGTCTGACTGGTGATGCCTTAGCAGAGCTTCAGGAAATTGCTAAAGACATTGCTACTGGTATGCCTACCAGCTTTCAGAATGCTGGTGATGCCGTTGGGGAATTGAATACTCAGTTCGGTTTGACTGGGGAAAAGCTGAAATCAGCATCTGAATTACTTATCAAGTATGCTGAGATTAACGAAACAGACATTTCAAGCTCTGCCATTTCTGCAAAACAAGCTATTGAAGCTTACGGTTTGACAGCTGAAGACTTGGGAATGGTCTTAGACAATGTGACCAAAGCCGCTCAAGATACAGGACAGTCAGTTGACACGATTGTTCAAAAAGCCATTGACGGTGCTCCTCAGATTAAAGGTTTGGGACTTTCTTTTGAAGAAGGTGCTGCACTGATCGGTAAGTTTGAGAAAAGCGGTGTGGATTCATCTGCTGCTCTATCCTCTCTATCGAAAGCTGCTGTCATCTATGCTAAAGACGGTAAGACTCTGACAGATGGATTGAATGAGACTGTTAGTGCTATTCAAAATTCTACTAGTGAGACAGAGGCTTTAAGTATTGCCTCAGAAATCTTTGGTAGTAAGGCTGCTCCTAGAATGGTCGATGCTATTCAGCGTGGTGCTTTTAGCTTTGATGACTTAGCTGAAGCAGCTAAAAGTTCCTCTGGTACTGTCTCCACCACATTTGATGAGACGCTTGACCCAATAGATAAGTTGACTCAGTATTCTAACCAAGCAAAAGAGGGAATGGCAGAACTTGGCGGTAAATTGCTTGAGACTGTCATCCCAGCTTTAGAACCTTTGATGGGTATGCTTGAATCTTCTGTCAATTGGTTTACTAGCCTAAACGAAACTGATCAACAGACTATCGTGATTCTTGGCCTAGTTACAACTGCTGTGATGATGTTGCTTGGTGCAATTGCACCGCTGGTCATCGCCATAGGGGCAATAGGTGCGCCTGTCGGAATTGTAGTGGCGGCAATAGTAGGGGCTATTGCCGTCATAACACTTATCATCCAAGCAATCATGAACTGGGGAGCCATAACTGAATGGCTTCAGTCAACGTGGGATTCTTGTGCTGCCTGGCTTTCTGAATTGTGGACTAACATAGTCACGACTGCCACCACAGCGTGGTCAAATTTCACTGCCTGGCTTTCTGGCCTTTGGTCTTCAGTAGTCTCAACTGGACAGTCTTTGTGGTCTAGCTTTACTAGTTCCTTGTCCAATATTTTCTCAAGTTTGATTACAGGTGCTCAGTCTCTGTGGTCAAGTTTCACTTCCACTCTTTCCAATTTGTGGTCTGGACTGGTCTCAACTGGGTCAAATTTGTTTAATAATTTGAGTAGCACGATTTCAGGAATTTTTAATGGGATACTTTCAACAGCAAGCAATATTTGGAATTCCATAAAATCCACTATTTCCAATGCAATAGATGGGGCGAAAAATGCAGTGTCCAACGGGGTCAATGCCATCAAGAATCTGTTTAACTTCCAGATTAAATGGCCTCATATTCCACTACCTCACTTCCGTGTGAGTGGTTCTGCTAACCCTCTGGATTGGCTAAAAGGTGGCTTACCAAGTATCGGCATTGACTGGTATGCCAAGGGCGGTATCATGACCAAACCAACCCTATTTGGCATGAATGGAAACCGTGCAATGGTTGGCGGTGAGGCTGGCGCTGAAGCCATCTTGCCATTGAATAAGTCAACCCTGGGGGCAATTGGTCAAAGTATTGCTAACACGATGAATACATCGAACAATATTAACGTTAACTTCTCTGGCGTCACTATCAGGGAAGAAGCTGACCTTAACAGACTAGCCAACGTGGTTGGAAATCGTATTGCTGAAGAATTGCAACGTAAAACTAATTTGAGAGGAGGAATGGCATGACAAAAATCAATGAACTTACCATTGACGGTGTGAAAACATCATCTTTTAAGTGTGATGTATTGGTTGAAACTAGACCAAATGTCATTGTCTCCAGCTCCAAAACAGCTCTATTAGAGCATGATGGTATTAGTGGTGCAGTTGTGCAATCGAATAGACACCGTGGACTAATTGAGAAGCCTTATCATATCACTTTAATTGAGCCAAGCGATGAAGAAATTTATCGCTTTTCTGCTCTTTTGAACCGTGAAAAGTTTTGGTTGGAAAATGAACAGGAACCAACTATTAGGCTTTGGTGTTATAAGGTTGATAGCTTTGAGATTGGAAAAGACGAATTTGGTGCCTGGGTGGTCGATGTTACCTTCATCTGCCACCCTACCAAGTTTTTCAAGACCACTGACATCCAGACATTGACTGGTAATGGGGTTTTGAGGGTTCAAGGGTCAGCTCTTGCTTTTCCGAAGATTACAGTGGTTGGTCAGAGCGCTTCTGAGACATCGTTTACGATAGGTAACCAAGTGATTAAGCTTGAAAAGCTCTCAGAATCGCTCGTGATGACCAATGATCCTGACAATCCTAGCTTTAAGACGGCTAGTGGAAAACTCATTAAGTGGGCTGGTGATTTTATCACAGTTGATACTGCTAAGGGGCAGAATGTCGGTGTTGTTTTAGGTGCTGGCATAACATCTTTGAAATTTGAAACAGTTTGGGGGTGGGCATAGTTGCTCTTTTTACTTGATGCAAATGTAAGAACGGTCAAATGGAATGGCATTCCACTACATGAAGCCAGCTCTGCCATTGTCAAAGAAGAAACCAACGGTGATTTCTACCTGACTGTTCGCTATCCTATCACGGATTCAGGTATCTATCAGCTTATCAAAGAGGATATGCTGATTAAGTCGCCTGTGCCTGTGCTGGGCGCTCAGCTGTTCCGTATCAAGAAGCCTATTGAGAATGACGACAGCATGGACATCACTGCCTATCATGTCTCTGATGACATCATGAAGCGGTCTATCACTCCTGTGAGTGTGGTTGGTCAAGGCTGTGCTATGGCACTGTCTCAGATGGTTCAAAATGCTAAGACTGGGCTAGGTGATTTCTCCTTTACCAGCGATATTATGGACAGCCGAACCTTTAACACGACTGAAACGGAAACGCTCTACTCTGTCCTTATGGACGGTAAACACAGTATTGTTGGAACGTGGGAAGGTGAGCTTGTCCGTGATAACTTTGCCTTATCTATCAAACGTAGCCGTGGGGCTGATCGTGGTGTTGTCATCACAACACACAAGAACCTCAAATCCTATCAACGAACCAAGAACTCTCAGGGTGTTGTCACAAGGATTCATGCACGGTCAACCTTCAAACCTGATGGAGCTGAAGATGAAGTGACGCTCAGAGTGTCTGTTGACAGTCCACTAATAAACTCTTATCCCTACATCAATGAGAAAGAGTATGAGAACAACAACGCTGAAACCGTTGAAGACCTTAGAAAGTGGGCTGAGGCTAAGTTTACAAATGAGGGCATTGATAAGGTTTCTGATGCCATTGAGATTGAAGCCTATGAGCTTGACGGTCAAGTTGTAAATCTGGGCGACACGGTTAACCTCAAGAGTAGAAAGCACAGTGCTGACCTCTACAAGAAGGCCATTGCCTACGAGTTTAACGCTTTAACGGAAGAGTATATCTCCATAACTTTTGATGATAAGCCAGGAGTTGGTGGTTCTGGGGTGTCAAGTGGCTTGTCTAATGTTGCTGATGCTATACTTGTAGCAAGTGCCACAGCTCAGGACGTTGCTGTTCAAAGGGCTGTGAAAAATGCTAACGCTGCCTTTGATGCAGAGTTTGGTAAAACAAAAACAAAAATTAATAATGATATCGAAATCGCAAAAGCCAAAGTAGAAAGCTTTAAATCGGAACTATCTAATCGCATGGATAATCAGCTTCTTCCCCTTGCGACAGAAGCTAAGAATTTAGCCAGTCAGGCACAAGCAGACTTGACCAGAAAAGAAATAGAGCTTAGAGCTGAATTAAATAGACAAGTCACAAGCACAGAAGCTGTAAAAATCTCTCTAACAAATCTTAGTCACAATATGGATATCATTAAGCAAAAAGCCCTAAACGACCTTAGAGACGCAGAGACAAGGCTAAAGGAAGCTGATAGCGTCCAACAACTTGCGACAAAGCGGGTTGAGGATAAACTGACAGGACTTAGCACGAAACTGGAGTCATTCTCTGTTGGTGGCTATAATTATGTCATTGACGGCGGAGAACCTAAAGAACTAATGGCTAACTTCTATGGTAAGACCTATGATATTAATCCCCAACTACTCGAACGAACTAGTCAAGCGACCTTGAGTTTTAGCTATGAAGCAGAATCAACTAGTCGTTTAGAAGTTAGACTTTATAAAAAGATGCACACCGGGGACACTAGTAAGATTACAATTATTGTCATGCCTAACTTTGACTTATCTCCAGGGAAAGGCTTTATCTCTCAGAGCTTTGATTTAGGTGGTGTTATGCCTGACCCTAGAAACCAAGCCTGGCTTGTGATGCGGGGGACAAATGCTAACCCCTTGACGCTCTCGAAAGTTAAGCTGGAACGTGGTACCGTTGCTACAGACTGGAATAATCGCGATGAAACCTTAAAAGCTAGCTTCGCCGAATACAAGCAGACCGTTGATGAAAACTTAGCCAACCTTAGAACAAGTACGGAAACCTTGGCAGGTCAACTGACAAGTGCTGAGTCTAGCATTAGGCAGACGTCGGAATCCTTTAGCAATCGTTTAGTTAGTCTTGAGACCTATAAAGATAGTGAACCAAATCGAGCTAGTCGTTACTTTGAAGCAAGCAAGTCTGAAACCGCTAAGCAGCTATCAGCCTTACGAACAGAGGTTAATGGCTCTTATGTGGATAAGTCAACCTATGAGGAAAATGCAAGAGGTTTGATAAGACGCTTTGAAAGTCTGTCATCAGGGACACAGAACTATGCTTTGGGGACTGAAAGAGATGTCTATCTAAACGTTTCAGGGACTACCGTCTATGACCTTTATAGCTTCGGTACTACCTTAGCCGTAAAAGGGATTGAAATGGGAGATACTGTAACTATTGCATTTAACTATTTTGCGGATAGTCGGACGGCTTTTGGTTCTTATGAACTGGAGCTATACGGACATGCAGGCAAAATCGAACGGGTTGGTGAGGTACAGAGAACGATATCAAATCGTGGTACCTATACCGCATCTTTTGTGGCAAACAATGCCAATTTCAGGGCAAACTCCCTTAAAATTAGATTTACGGATAGCCAACTTAAGTTTAGAGTGACAACACTTCGTGTGACTAAGGGGACAATTCCTGCGGACTGGAGTCCATCTCCAGATGACCTGAAAGCCTACTCAGATACTAAGCTTGAACAGACAGCTAATGAGATTAAAGCTAGTGTAACAAGTCTTGATCATAAAACTCTTAAGCAAACTGATATTACTATGACTTCTGAAGGGATTGTCCTGAGAGCAGGCAAGACGAGTAATGATGTGGCAAGAGCTATTGGCTCTTACTTTAAGGTCACTCCTGATGCTATAGCTCTGTTTAGCTCACTGATAAAAGTTAGCGGGAACATGTTGGTTGATGGTTCTGTAACTAGTCGTAAGTTGGTAACAGGCGCTGTCGAAACGGGACATGTTAAGGCTGGAGCAATCACAGGAGTGCTTTTAGCAGCTGAAGCTGTAACGGCAGAAAAACTTAAAGTCGACCAAGCTTTCTTTAACAAGTTGATGGCCAACGATGCCTACTTGAAGCAACTATTTGCCAAGTCAGCCTTCATCACTCAGGTTCAATCCGTGACAATATCTGCCAGTCAGATTTCGGGCGGTGTTATTAAAGCTTTGAATAATGCCATGGAAATCCAGATGAACAGTGGTCAGATACTTTACTACACTGACCAAGCTGCACTGAAACGGGTTTTGAGTGGCTATCCTACTCAGTTTGTTAAGTTCGCAACTGGTACAGTATCTGGTAAAGGAAATGCTGGTGTTACGGTCATTGGTTCTAACCGCTACGGTACAGAATCAACCAATGATGGTGGATTTGTTGGAGTCCGTGCATGGAACGGCTCAAACATTGACTCACTTGACTTAGTTGGTGATGAAATCCGATTAGCAAGCTCTGCCTTTGACAATTCAGATGGTTGGGATGTTCGGACACTTGATTCAGGCTTGAAAATCACACCACACAATAGGGCTGCTGAACGCAATAGCCGAATTGAGGTTGGTGATGTCTGGATTTTAAAAGGAAATGGATCCTATTCTTCTCTCAGAGATATTTTGAACTCATTCAATGAGAACTTCTCAAAAGGCCCAAATGCTGACTCTTACACTTACTACCCTTCAGGGTTCTAACTAGAAAGGAACAATCATGAACCAAGAACAACAACTCAATCAAGCGCTACGCTTGACGGTCAATGAATTGACAGCCCAGTTGGCCAATGAGTCAACCACTAAGAACTTGCTGGCTATCCAGCTGACTGAAGTTGTTCAGGAGAAACAGCAACTGACTCAGCAAAATGCTGAACTTCAAGCAAGAGTTTCCGAACTAGAAGGCTTGCTTGATGAACAAACTCAACCAGAAATCATTGAAGGAGAATAACCGTGACTACAACAGAAAATAATTTACTTGACCTTGAAACAATCACAGAACCCTTTGACTTGGCGACAGCACTCAAGTACATGAAGGAAAATGGTGAGTTCATCCGTTGCAAGAATGCTGTCAATGACTTCTACATGTACCGTGACATGCAGAAACGTCCTGTCATCGTCAATGGCCGCCGTCAATTCAAGGACGTAGAAACTGTCTGGGCATTTAACCAATGGGGCGGGACAACACCCACAATCAACATAGCTGATTTCTTTAATCTTGAATACTACATCATGACCTTTGATGAGAACGGAAATCCTGACTGGACTGAGCCTCACTTGGAGGATAAGTAAGCTCATCTAAAATAAACAGGATAGGAGATAGTGAATGCCACCATGGTTAATAGATAGCACTGTGGTTGTGGCGATGGTGACGGTGCTGGGCGGTCTGTTCAGCACTATTATCACCACTTCAGCCAATCGGAAAGACCAGCTGATAAAACATCAGTATGAGGATATCAAGGAAGATTTGTCTGGCTTGATTGACAAGGTTAAGACGATTGATCATACAACCACGGAAACAAAGAAAATTTCAGAAATCACAAAAGACGGTACGCTTAAAATCCAGCGTTACCGTCTTTTTCACGATTTGACAAAGGAAATTTCTCAAGGCTACACAACTATTGAACATTTCAGGGAGTTGAGCATTCTCTTTGAGAGTTATCAACTGCTTGGCGGAAATGGGGAAATTGAAGCCTTGTTTGAGAAATTCAAACAGTTACCAATTGAGGAGGACTAAACATGACACAAATTACAGATATTATCATCAGCTCAGCTATGGGAATTTTGACCATTTTGGCAGGAATTGCAGTGCAAGCTGTCAAGGTTTATTTGATTAAAAAAGGCGGTGAAAAGGCCGTCTTGATTACAGAAATCTTGGCCAAGAACGCTGTTAATGCTGTGGAGCAAGTGGCCACTGAAACTGGCTTCAAAGGAGCTGACAAGCTAACTTCTGCTAAGGCTCAGATTTTAGCTGAGTTGCAAAAATACAATATCCACATGTCAGACGATGATCTCACTTTGTTTGTTGAATCAGCTGTCAAACAAATGCACGATGCCTGGAAGGAGTAACCTATGGAAATCAACACTGAAACAGCCATTGCCTGGATGTCTGCACGTCAAGGCAAGGTCAGCTATTCCATGGACTACCGTGACGGCCCTAACAGCTATGACTGTTCCAGCTCTGTCTATTATGCTCTCAGGTCAGCTGGTGCAAGCTCAGCAGGTTGGGCGGTCAACACTGAGTACATGCACGATTGGCTGATTAAAAACGGTTATGAGCTTATTGCTGAAAACGTGGATTGGAATGCTGTCCGTGGTGATATAGCAATTTGGGGCATGCGAGGGCACTCAAGCGGAGCTGGTGGTCATGTAGTCATGTTTATTGACCCTGAAAATATCATTCACTGTAACTGGGCAAATAATGGCATCACAGTGAACAACTACAATCAGACAGCGGCTGCTAGTGGCTGGATGTATTGCTACGTTTACCGTTTGAAAAGCGGAGCTTCTACCCAAGGAAAAAGCCTTGATACCTTGGTCAAGGAAACCCTTGCTGGTAACTACGGTAATGGCGAAGCACGCAAGTCAGTGCTTGGCAATCAATATGAGGCTGTTATGTCAGTCATCAATGGCAAAACTACGACTAATCAAAAGACTGTTGACCAACTTGTTCAAGAGGTAATCGCTGGCAAACATGGCAACGGTGAAGCTCGTAAAAAGTCGCTTGGTAGTCAATATGATGCAGTTCAGAAACGAGTGACGGAATTGCTCAAAAAACAGCCCTCTGAGCCGTCTAAGGCTCAAGAGGTAAACAAGCCCACGGAAACCAAAACAAGCCAAACAGAGCTAACTGGACAAGCCACAGCCACCAAAGAAGAGGGCGACCTCTCTTTCAATGGGACTATCTTGAAAAAAGCGGTGCTGGACAAGATTCTGGGCAACTGTAAAAAGCATGATATTCTTCCAAGTTATGCACTGACTATCCTACACTATGAAGGTCTTTGGGGAACTTCAGCAGTTGGGAAGGCAGATAATAACTGGGGCGGTATGACCTGGACTGGTCAAGGCAACCGTCCAAGCGGTGTCACTGTCACACAAGGTTCCGCACGTCCTTCAAATGAGGGCGGTCACTATATGCACTATGCAAGCGTGGATGACTTTCTGACAGACTGGTTTTATCTTCTAAGGGCTGGTGGCTCTTACAAGGTGTCTGGTGCTAAAACCTTCAGTGAGGCTATCAAGGGAATGTTTAAAGTTGGCGGTGCTGTCTATGATTATGCTGCAAGCGGCTTTGATAGCTATATTGTCGGAGCTTCAAGCCGCCTCAAGGCTATTGAGGCAGAAAATGGTTCACTGGACAAGTTTGATAAAGCTACCGACATTGGTGACGGTAGCAAAGACAAGATTGACATTACTATTGAAGGTATTGAAGTTACCATCAACGGTATCACTTATGAACTGACTAAAAAGCCAGTTTAGAATTAGATACGATAAGACAAAATAAGCCCTCAGCAATTGCCGGGGGCTGTTTTTCCGTTATAACGGACTTCCCTCAAAATATCGGTTATAATGGACTTTTTTTGTTAAAAATTTTAAAAATATTTGTTAAAAACAAGTGTTTTCTATTGACAAGTGTTTAAAACAAGTGTATAATACAATTAAAGATAAGGAAAGGAGATAAGCCAATGACAGAGCGAGAGCTTAAGAAAATTGCTAAGAAGCAAGGTTTTAGTAAAACTAACTTTGGCAAAGGGTCACACGAAGTTTGGAAACATCCAGACGGACGGACAGTGACGATACCTAAGCCAAAGGAAAAAGATTACAGACCAGGCACACTGAACAACATTCTCAAAGTCTTGTATGGGGAGTGAGGACGCTCCTCCCCGTACCCCTAAAAGGGGATACTCTGATCATTGGCTTAATCTAATATTATGAAATACACTTATTTAGCATTGTTTGAAGTGGATAAAGAAAACGGTGGCTATAACATTTCTTTCCCTGATTTTCATGGAGCATTTAGTGAAGCTGATAGCTTGAACGAGGCCATTTTTAACGCTCGTGAAGTCCTTGAAATCTATACAATTATGTTTGAAGACGAGGGCAAAGAGTTTCCTAAAGCATCATCATTCAAGGCTCTTGCAAGCAATTTAGCAAGTGACGAAGATGTGATTCAGGCTATTTCAGTTGATACTGAGCTTGTCCGTGAGCGTGAACGCTCTAAGATTGTCAACAAGACTGTCACACTGCCAAGCTGGCTTGTGGAAGTTGGAAAAGAAAACAAGGTCAACTTTAGCCAGCTGTTGCAAAAAGCAATCCGTGAGGAATTGCAAGTATAA